TAGTAGCTTTTTCTTTTGAAATACCCACTTTTCTCCGGCAGTATTCAACACACCTTCTATTTCCTCATTAGAGAGTGATACAGCGTCTGTGTGTTGTTGTGGTATGATATACTTGTCCGATTGGGTACTAACGAATAGGAACGATATACGAGTGTTTTGTGGGTGCTTATCATTATCTACCCACATCGGATACCAAATAGATACTTCGGTTTCCAACAAATCTCTCAATTCGTTTAATTCTGCAATAGATTCAATAATTCTCATTGGAACAAAGATACAAAAAAAATCCCAAACTACCAAATAATAGTTCGGGATTGTTGTGGAGGTGATGGGATTCGAACCCATGTCTTACAAAGTAACCATAATACCAGCAAATTACACGTTTAGGATAAGGTTTAATCTTATTCACCTTCCAAAATAATTGGGGCCGAATGGTTAGTTCAGCGATTCCACCAACCTATCAGTTTTAGGGAGCCGATAAGTAATGCTCCGGGTTGTTCACTTCTATTTAAACCCCACGAGTGATGCGGGTGGTGATTATGCTGCTACAGCGTAATCGTAAGCTCCTACAAATGCCATAGCATCTTCGAAGTTCCAAGTAGATAATTCTACGTCGGTTATTGTTTTGTACAGATTTAAAGACATCTAGCACTTCTGTCTACGTGTGATACTACAATTCTCATTGTAATCAATTCCGAGTCACCCCCATATTGATAAATACAAATATACGAAAAAATAATTAAATTTCCAAATTTTTTTAAGAAAATTGTAATAAGTAAGGAAGATATAAAAGTATAGATGGGATTGTTTTTGATGCCAATCTAACAGACTTCCCATTTGCTTCTTTTATTTCAGCATGTGTTCCTGTTATTTTCCAATCCATTTGAACTACAATATAAAAACTATTATTTATTAAATTTGAATAAGTTCTATCATCTATCTCAATTATAGGAGATGATTCATCATTTGCTTTTTGTGTAAAGTGTCTTGTTATATAACCCCTTTCATAATCCATATCATCCAATTCAGGAGCATAAGCTTTTACAACAGGAAGTTCAAATTCCCTTTTTTCTCTAAAAATATTGTTAAATCTATTCAAATCCATAATTATGCTCCTCCTGATTGAAAATATGTTCTAAACGTTCCTTTAACTTCAGTTGTCCAATAATCCTCATTTAAAGTTTGTGTTATTCCTGTTACTTGAAAAAATCCACCTTTTTTGTATTGTGGTGGTAGTGCATCTATTTTAATTTTATCACCTCTTTTTATACCACTTACGCCATGCATTTTTAATGTCAAATTAATTGGTAGTAAAATTGATACACCTGTACCTGTTTCTTGTGTGTAATCACTTCCGGTTTTTAATGATTCAAAAAGATTTAAATCATCAAATGCGGTTTGATAACAAATTGAATGTACCTCACCACTTGCAGGCCATGTTACAGTATTGTTTAACAACACACCAGGAGCCAATCCAACTTTTCCCAAAAATGTTGCAAAATCTCTTTTCTTTCTCTCATTTTCAGCTTTTGCATCTGTTGGTTTTGCTGTTGTGTTTGTACTTGGTGCTCCCTTTGTGCCCCCAAATACTTCTACTTTTGTTTGTAACATATCATCCACTTGTTTTAAAAATAATCCTTTTACAGGAGGCATTGATGAGTTATATGCAGCTGCTGATTTATTTAACATAACTTGACTTGCTAATTGTCCCGATATATCCATACTAAGACCAACTTCCAAAAATGGAGAATTTACACCAGTTGCAACAAATTCATCGCTATGTGTTGTTTTATCAGTTAAGTTTCTATCAATTATATGTAATTGATTAACTCCAGTTTCATTTGGTAAATCAACAATTTGAAAATCCCAAATACTTCCAGCTGCTCCAGACATTCCATTTAATATTTGGTACAAAGCATCTTTCATAGGTAAACTTTTTGTTTCCAAAATTCCTTTTGCAAACGCAAAATTAACATATAAATTATCTAACATCCCAGCCGTATAATTTGTTTTTTTTGCAAACTTAACAGTCATTCCTGTTGATGATATATTTGGTATTGGTACATCTAACTCGTATGTGGGAAATTCAACTTTTGGACCAGTGGTTCTACTTACTGTATTATCACATATACCCTTAAAATCAGTTTGAACCCCACCATTTTGTGCAACAGCTACAAAATCTGCTTTAGGAGTATTTTTGTTTGGTATAAATAATTTTGTTTTGTCTGTACTAAATATTTTTTCAAATGCGGTACATGCAGTTCTGTCTGAACGTATTGCAAATGGTAAAACTTGTCCGGATAAATTAAGTCCTATGATATCACTTGCATTTATAATTTCCATCAATGCACCAAACCTAATATATCTTTCATCATTTATTATTTTTGTATCCTCCGCCAATTCGGCTTCAGCAGAACCAAATTTTATAGTAACATCGCCGCCACCAAATAAACTTGCCCAAAATCCTTTCTTTGTTGTACTGTTTATTGCATCTTTAACACCTTCATCAAAATTTATAAAATTGCCAATATCCGACAATTTACTTTCCAATCCCTTAACAACAGCAGTTCTTTTATTTGAAGGTAAATCATTAAAACAAAGCATCCATCTTTTTCTACCAGCCAAAGTTTCTGCTGATATTTCGTTACCAGAATATTCCAATGGAGGTGGTACTGTTCCTGCTGCATTTGATGCTTTTTGTTTTTCTGTAATACCATTGTCAGCTGCCATCATATATGCTGGTAATTCCAAGAATCCTCTACAATTTACAGTTATATCCCAATAATCATCTTGCATTGAAACCTCACCGCCAGTAACAAAACCTAAATATGTATCGGAGTGACCGCTTGTATTAGCTCTGTGTACATTTATGTTATTAAAATCTTTTAATTTAGCAACTGAAGCTGGTTTTATATCATATGTTAAACTACCTTCAGTAGTATTCCATCCCCAATGTAAAAATACGCTAATTCCAGGTTCTAAAAAATGTTGTGCAACTGTTTCCATTTGTCCTAAACTAAAGCATCTTATTACAAATTTAGCTTGTCTAGAAAAATTAGCCGCTCCATCATCTGCGTTTTGTTCTTCTACTTCTAAACTTGTTAAAATTGTAATAGGTCTTAAACCCTGACTTTGGTCTAATGTTATTGGTGGTGCAACTTCATTATTGCCCAAATCTCTACCAACACTACCATTAGTTGTAGTTGTACCATACAAAGAACTACCACCACCAACTAATGGTACATTTGGGTTACTTGTAATTACCAAGCCCGGCTTTGCATATGAAACCACCTTAGCAAATGCAGATAATTTGGAAGCTGCTACATTTTTTCCTGCTCTTAATTTTATTGTAGTTTTAGCATAATCTACTATTTCCGAAAAAAATGGTTCTACTGACATAAATTTTTATAATATAAATTGTTGTAAGATATCCATATAGTTTGCTGGTATTCTTAATATAGTTCCTTCTCTAAGTCCTAATGGTGCTGTATGTATGTTATTTGCTGATGCTATTATCCACCACAATGTTGGGTCTTTATAATATTGATTTGCCAAACTATCCAATCTATCACCAGCTTCACTCATAACATACAAATCGTAGTTAGATACCGGAATATCTGGGTATATAAAAGGTCTATATACAGTTCTACCATCAAACGTTTTAGTACTACCATTATTTTTATACCTACTTATCATAATAATAATTATTTAATTTATTAATTTTCAGATTTCCAATTTTTTAATTGTTCAGCTTCAAATTCTTTCTTTTCTTTTTCCAAATCTGTATCACTCTTAGTTCTTTTATTTAAAAATTGAACATTATATTTGGATTCATATGTGTATGTACCATCTTTGTTTAGATATAAATGCGTAGAATCGCCTCTTACTTCAGATACGTTAATATTATAACTTCCACCACCAGGTACTGCCAATTTTACCCTAGCCTCATTAACCGCATTGTATTCTGCAGCCATCATTGCCAATGTATCCGATTTGGCTGTACCTTTGCCCAAAACAGCTATATCTCCAAACTGTCGTTTAACATCATATTTTGGTAAATCAGCTTCACCTTTTTTATCTGTACTGTTGGTTGTTCCCGTAGGTGTATTTGTAATAGCCGCAACATCCGATGGCACATTTGGTGTAGTAGGTACAGTTTCTCCAGAAATTTTTGATTGTGGTGATTCATTTGTAGTAACCGGCGCACCTCCAATTTTATTACCAGACGATTCCAATGGTTGTATATTAGGAATTGTTGGTAATGTTTTTGGTATATTAACATCTGCCAATTTAATTGGTTTGGATGGCAATGTTGGTATTGTGGTTGCTGGTAATATTTTCTTTTTAGGTGATGATGTGACTGTTACCGCTGGTAAGTTTTGTGGTTGATTTTGTGCAGCTATTGCTGATGCAACTGCTGGGTTATTTGTTCTTTGTGCGTTAGCTTTTCTAACTTTCCAAAAATCATAAATAACATCACCAGATATAGTATCTTCCATATTTTCTATAAAATGTATAGTAACAGAAATATCTATAATCATAGGTAATTTGTAACAATCTGCCTTGCTACCACTGTTCAATCCAATTTCCCATGGAAAGTTTACATCAGTTGTATATGTTAAATTTTCAATATATGAATATCTACCATCAAACATATCACCTAACCAAAATTTAATTATCGGTGGGTTTGTTGCTTCATTTGCCGTAAATGATTGTGGCATTGTTAAACTTGCCAAATATTGTAATCTTTCCCAACAAGCTATATGTTCATCTAAACTCAAAGAGTATGCTTTAAAATTAAATTGTAAAGTTCTTTCTATTGATTCAAATGTATATAGAGGATATGCCATACCTATTCCCTGATGTTGTCCGTATGATGGTGAATATGATTCCGAATACCCTGATATAGTTCCTCTAAAATATGCATATCTATCGCTGGTGGTACTTCCGAATTTAAGACGTATAAAATCAATTTCATCAAGACTTTTATTCAACGTACCAACTTTGGCAGTTTGTGTTGTTGAATCCATTGGTCCTTGTAAATTCATCAAATCAGTACCATTACTTATTTCTCTATACGATAAAATACCTCTTTGTAAATCGTATCCTTGTGTTTGTGCAGTTCCATTTCTTTTAGAGTATGGTTGATAATTTCCCATATCTTCAGGTACACCTTTATCACTAACACCAACTCCCTTTGGTCTACTACTTACTCTAGATGGTTGGCCTAATTCATACTCAATATATGATGATAGAAATGTTGTTAAATCGTTTCTTTCATTTATTGGTGTGTTTGGAGTATCTAAATCAATTGTAGTTGTATATGGAATAGGTAAACCATCATCAGTAAGTGGTGTTTCCGTAGATTTAGGCATTTCATTACCAACAGCAACAATACCAGCTTTTTTAGATTTTAAAAAATCATCTTTTCTAAATGCTATGAAATTTATATTATTTCTATAATTGTAAATACTTTCACCCAAATATGGTATTTGGTATGCATATGAAATTATTTTATTATTTTGATTTTTTTGTGTATCATCAAATCTTTTAGCAAAGAAATTTTGTAAACGAATTGGAAAAAATGTATCTACTTTACTAAATTTTCTTAATACATGAAATTTTGTAGATAAATCCGTTCTTAAAGTTACATCGGTATTTTCTTCATCCACTACATCCGAATATATTGAATTTACATCATAATATCTTCTACCTTCAGGTTTAGAACCCAAACGAACCGCTCCTGCTTTTCTACTACCAAATAGTGCAGTTTCTATTGCTTTTTTACCAGCACTCAATGCCCCACTTAAAACCTGATTTCCAGCTTGTTCAAACGTACCACTTACATTTTTTTGTAAAAATCTACCAAATCCATTACCTTCGGATGCTTTTTTTATTTTAGCTATTTGTTCATATAAATCAGATTCCCCTGCTTTAAATTCAGGTCTTTCTACAAATCTACTTGGAATCATTTGTTCAGGAAACTTTATACCAAGTAAACCTCCTAATTTTTTAGGTCCGTTTTTAATAAATTTTAAAACACCACCTAATAAACCTCTATTACCACCAACACCAGCTCTTGTAGATTCTACCATCACATCTCTACTATCTGTTGTTTTTGTTTTTACTCTAAAATATTCAGTTCCATAAATGCCAGGTCCTGCTAATAACATTAATGCGTTTAATCCAGTAGTTTCTGCCTCAAAACGAGTTTCCTCTCCTTTAACAGAAAGTCTTTTTCTTAATAAATTTTGTCCTCTAAATGCAGTTGCATTTAATATTCCGTTTTTGGATTGAGTTTCTATATCTGTTTTAATATCTCTAATGGCATACTTTTGTTCGGCGGTAACACCACCCAATAAAGTTTCCGTTTGAAATAATTGTAATATAGTTTTTCCCATTTCTTAAATTATTGAGTTTTAATTATGATAGATGCACTCACTCCTTTATTATTACCACTAGCGTTTACCAATGAACGCATATTTATTTCCTGTCTTGCATTTCCAAATTCGTTACCATCTTTAAATGGTCTCACAACTAACAATGCCGTATTCTCTCCTATACTTCCTTGGTTCAACGCAACCATAGTTACTCTATATTCAGATTGTTTCAAACGTCCGTGGTTTATTATACGTGTTATTGGTTGACTATACAACGTTTCATTATCTATTATTTTTTGATTATCTACATAAACATCTATTCTATCACCATCTATTTCTGCAGAGTCATAAAAGTAAAGATGTATATTAGTACTTTCTTTTGGTACTACTATTGTTTTCACAGTGTTTATATCCGTACCAGTTATTTGTGATATATCAGGCGGCGGTGGTGGTGGTAGTGGTGGCGGCGGCGGTGGTGGTAGTGGTGGCGGCGGTGGCGGCGGCGGTACTACTATATTTACATCTGGTGTTGGTGCTGGCGCACCACCAAGCATACCTCCTGAAGTTGGAGGTGTTGGAGGTGGTGGTGGTGGAGTTGGCACAGGTGGTGGTGGTCCAGTTACCGGTGGTGGTGGAGTTGGCGGTGGTGGCGGCGGTGGCGGTGGTGGCGGTGGCGGTGGTAGCGGTGGCGGTGGTGGCGGCACTGCTGGTATAATATTAGGTATACCTGTTAATTTTGTAGGAGTAGTACCAATTGTTTTTGTTGTAGTTATATTTGGCGGTATAGTTTGTACCGGATTTTGTTTCTTCGTAGGAATGGATGGTGGTGGAGGTGGTGGTGGTGGCGTTGCTTTTGGTTTACATTTACCAAAATCATACAAAGAACTTTCATTAACATTTTCTCTACCAAGTAAGAATTTAAATGTCAATTCAACTTCTATAATCATTGGTGCTTTATAATAATCACTATCCCCACCATTCATACCAATTTCCCAAGGAGCATTATCAGGAGCAGTATATGTTAAAGATTCAATAAATCCCAACTTATCAATATACATGTCACCAATTGTCATTTTAATAAATGGTGCAGTTGCTTTTAATGCTGCGCCGGAATATCTTTGTGGGTATGCTAATCTACTTAACTCTCCTAATCGTTTCCACATAGCTTGATGTTCATCAACAGCTTCGGAAAATACTTTAAAATTCAAAGTTACTGCTCTCTCAATGTGTCCATATGAATAAAATGGCAATGGGTTACCAGCAAATGCTTTAGATTCCCAGTTTGGAGAAAATACTTCAGATAAACTCGTTAATGTTGCTCTAAAATAAAGATAATTCGATGATGCTAAACCTATAAATTTAAAAGGTATAAAATCAAAACTATCTATTGGTTTCTTTGTAAATGGATATAATACTTTTCCTGCTGCATTTGCAGTTGCTACACCCAACTTATTCAACATATCACCCTTCAAACCCATACCAAAGCCTCTAGTAGTATGAATTGTATTCTTTTTTCTTACTTTGGTATATTCAGTACCATTCATAAGAGAAAAAGTATTTATGTAACTAGTTATTTTATTTATTGGAGGATTGAATGTTTTGACTTGCGGTGGTAATTTTTGTCCTCTTAATCTATTTAAATTTCCCCCTTTTGAAGTAAATAGCATAATAGTTGATAAATCATTTCTATCACCTATAATTGTATTAGTATAATCAACCGATTTTGAATATAATGCTCCACTATTATACCTCCCACCCGATTTTGCTAAATTTTGCCCTGCTTCAGTTCTACTACCAAATAATGCTTTACCTAATGCATTTTTTGCAGCAGTTATTCCGCTTGATAATAATCTATTAGGTACTCCGCTTAATCCACCTTTTGTGTTATCTGCCAAAAACCTGCCTGCCCAACTTCCACTACTACCATCCTTTAAAGTTTTTAAAGTTGTTAATAAATCCGTTTCTAATCCTTTTTTAAATATATCGTTTTGTACAACTCTTGTTGGGATTAATTTTTCAGGAAAAGTTACACCAAGTTTACTTAAAAGGTTTTTACCAAACTTTTCAATTTTTTTTATAAATCCACCTAATAAACCATTTGTATTACTACCATTAGATGCTGCTCTCATATCATCAAGCATATTGGTAGTTTTTCTTTTCAATCTAAATAAATCAGTACCATATAAAGCTGGCCCTGATAATAACATTAATGCGTTTAATCCAGTTACTTCTTCTTCAAATCGTGTCTCTTTATCTTTAACCGAAAGTTTTTTTCGTATTCCCCTTTGTAATTTGAACGCTGGAACTAATAATGGATTAGATGGTTCGTTATCAATATCTTTACTATTTCTTATCGCAAAATGCTTTTGCGCAGTTTCAACTTTACCATTATCTTTAAATGATATTTGTTGAGATTGAAATAGTTCTAAAATTGATTTTCCCATTAGCGTTGTACATATGAGTTTGCTGCGCTTTGTCCTGCTATCTTAGTGATACCTGATGTAACTTTTCTACCATCCATATGTACTGCTATTTTACCAGCTGCCATATCTGCTCTTAATCCTTGAATTTCTGCAATCAATGGTCCCATATCAACACCAGCACCACTACCACCACCCATCAAACTACTAATACCATTTGCTAACATACCCAAAGGAGACATACTCATTGCCTTTCCTAATATATCCGAAGGATTTTTAGCTGCTATTAAAGTATCTGCTGGATTGGTTGATATGATTTTTCCGTTTTGTATCACACCATCATTTACGGACCCGCCATCAGTAGCTTCATTTGTTGCAGTGTCAGAACCCATTCCCAATAGAGATTGAATAGAACTAGGCAAAAGATTTGTTAATCCACCCTTCATCCAAGAAATTATACCATCCCACCACCCCATCAATTTTTCTTTAACTGATGAAAATGAGTCACCTATTGCATCTATTATTGCTTTTGGTATCGATGTTATTACTTTTAGTACACCATCAAAAACAGAATTTAAACCCTTTCCCAATTGCCCCATATCCATTGTAATAAGTCCCACAACTATATCGTATATACCACCAAGCATATCAACAACTCCCTCTAAAACGTTTGCAAAAAGACTTATACCAACAGACAACACACCACCTATTACACTTCCAATTATATTAAACACTGTAATAAGAAATTTTCCAGATTTGGATGTGGAATCAAAAACACCAAATATTCTTGCTACTTGTTCACTAACACGTTTAAATGCTGCTGATAATGGTGTCATAAATCCAGAATAAAGTGCTGCTATCATTTTTACAATTGGTGTAACAAAGGCAATAACTGCTTGTCCCATAGGTAAAAATGAATCCATAAATACGTCACCCATTCCCTTTAGTATATAACCTAATGCATGTATCTGTCCTTGCATTTCCTTCTGCCCTTTTTGTCTTTTAACTAAAGTTTTTAAATCATCTTCATTAATATCACTAAGCTTTTTACCATTCTTTAATTGTTCTATACCAGCAGCTTGTGCTTCTTTATCTAAATGGGAGAATTTTTCTCTGATATGTAATCCGTTAGCTAATTCGGAAACTTGCATACCAGTTGATTGAACAATAGCATCTTGTTCAAATTTTGTTAATTTAGTAATATCACCAACATTACCAACCGCATCTAAAACAGCCTCATACATACCAGGCATATCACCGGCAGCTGCTGCTGACCTTGCTATACTTAAATTAAAATTCTTACCTAAAATTGCTCCAGCATTTAACTCATCCGTTAAGCTGGTTTCAAAGTTAAGTAATTTATCTGCCATACTAGTCATTTGTGTAATGCTAGTACCCATCTTTGCAGCTTGAATAGCTGCAGCTCCCATTTCTTCAACAGAACCATGAAAGTAATTGTACATGGCTTCCGAGTTAGCCGCCATATCGGCTATCACTTTAGTAGGTGCAACTTTTGCTAATTTTGCGGCTTCTACTGTGTTGGCAATTGCATATTGTGCCTGTTCTTGATTTAAGTGTGCCGATGATTGGAATAAATGATTTAATTTTGTTTGGTCATCAACAGCTATACCAAAGTTTGCGTTGAGTACAGCCATAGAAGTCAAAACAGCATCAGATGCTCTTTGTGTACCATGAAATGCATTGTAAAAAGATGCTGCATATCCTGCTACTTCTTTCATGCTTATTCCTAGTGCTCTGGTCTCTGCACTTATTTTACTTATTTGACGTTCTACATCTTTGGTTTGTGAATTTAGTAATCCAGTAGATTTTCTAAACTCCTCAGCAGCTGCTTCAATTTGATGCATTCTAATAACACCCAATGCAAGTGTTGCTACTATTGCTGCTACTATTGCTTGAGGACCAGCTAACATTGGTGCTATTCTAGCTGCTGCTACACTTAATCCTCTTATTCCTCCACCTACACCACTTGTTAAAGCTTTTGTAAAAGTACCTCCACTTTTTAAAACTTTGTTAAATGAACCAGTAAAACCTCCAGTAAACGCTCTACCCATTCTGTTTATGCCACCATTTATCTTATCAAATGGTATCATATTACTCATCATCTTTCCGATAACAGGAATATCTTCCAGTTCATGTTTTAAATGATGTAGTTGGTCTTTCATCTTACCAGTAACACCATCAACTTTACTTGCTACTTTTTCTAAAATTTCCTTTCTTTTTGTTTCTCTTGCTAAAATTAATGATGATGCTTGTAAATATTGTCTTACTATTGTATTTTGCATTTGAAGGGCAACTACAATTCCTCTATTATTACTTATTTGTTTTGTACCTAAAGCAAGATGTCTTTTCTTCAATTTTTCAATTGCCTCCTCTGCCGTTACGGCATCTTTAATACCGGAAACAATTGATTTTTGAAGTTCCACTTCATTTTTTAATGCTTTATTAACCTTACCATGACCCTTTAATAATTCATCATAATCTTTGGTCATAGATGCGGTTAATTTTTGCATCTCCTTTAAGTCATTTAAACTTGTATCTGCCATAAAGCTTTAATTATTTTTTAGTAGCCCATTTCTTCATAAAAGGTGGAACTTCCAATCCTTTATCAATCAAATCATCAATCAATACTCTAGCTCTATCCATATCAGCATCTGCGGCTTTAACGGCAGATTGAATATCTTTATCATTTTTGATAGCTTTTTCAATCTGATATCCCAATACTTTTCCAAGTAAAGTCATTATCAAACTTTCTTTTATAATACCATGCTTTTTAACAACTTCTCTAAAAAGTTGTCTATCTTCGTTTGTTACTTTTAATTTCATAATAGACGTTTTTGTATAATCATAAATATTAGGAATAAAAAAAGTGAGGATTATCTCCTCACTTTTATCTTAGAATTAGCTTTCTGATTTGATTCTTCCTGCTGTTTATTTTCTCTCTTTTTTGCTTCAACCAATTCATTGTAATAGAATAATCTCATATGAACCGGCATTGCATATACATCTGATTGTATAAATCCCACACCATAATAACATAATTCGAAAATTTGTTTATGTAGGATTTTAAAATAGTTATTCGGAAGGCCAAAAAAAGCCTACGCCCATTGGAATCGAGCGTACCTCCTTTTCTCCACTATCGGGATTTTCATATTCAAATTCCATTTTAACATCAGGTGACATTTTTTTAATATGTTCTCTGAATGCTTTTGTATCTTTTGTTAAAAATCCGTTGTTAATAAAATTAGTAATATAACCCATTTCACCATTACCATCAACCGAAGTAATCATAAATCTATATCGTGTTGTTAATTCAAACGATGCATCTTTATTCATTTTTTGTAAAGCTTTGATTTCGGTATCAATTTGCTTTTCATCACCATGTGTAAGTAACTTAAACTCTAATACATTTTTAGTTGTTGGAGTTGTGAATGTATAACGATTTTGTCTATTTAAAACACTCATATCAACATCTTTTGTTTGTACAGTTCTTAAATCTACAACAACTTCGCTTTTGTTTTCCATCTCATCTTCCATCTCAATTTTATATTCGTGACCATATCCTAAGATACGAGTTGCTAACATAATAGCATTTTTATCACCAATTAAAATATCATCTGGATTAACTTCATTATCTACAATAATAGATTCGAATAATTTATCCAAAACTATACCTTTTTTGATAAGATTTGTTGATGCTAGAATTTCTTCTTCTCTAGCAGTCATATACTTTATTTCAAGCGTACCTTTTGATAGGGGACTTGATTCTGGGTAACATCTACCTTCCGATGGTAAGGATATAACCTCTGTTGGGAATTGATTTTTGTTCATAATAAACCTTTATTTGTTTGTATATAAATATATAATTTTAAAAAAGTTGGCATAAAAAAGGGATATCTTTCAATATCCCAATTTTTTTTATTTTTCTTAGATTAGAATTCAAGAATTGCGTAATCGTAAGTCAATGTCATTGTTGCAGTTGCTACTTCATTTGAAGATGCATCCAAATCACCAAAGTTTACCTGTGTTGGGAATGCTCCTATCAATTTCCATTGTTCAACTTTATCACCAACTGGTCCTAACATAAAGATATCAATATCTTTTTTGTAGAAATCAGCGTATCCATCTCTACCAGTAATTGATTCGTGTCCTAAACGAACCCACTCCATTACCGCTTGTGCTGCTGAAGGAACAATTGGGTCATAAAGTGTGATTTCTAAGTCTTGCCATTCACCCTTTCCCTTCAATTGTCTTTTAACGTTGATATGGTCGATTGTTACTTTCTCAAAATTTATTTGAGGTCTGTTACCTGTCTTAACCATAAATGCAGGTATACCTGTATTGTTGAACTGCATGTAAAAGCGGTTCTTCATTTTTGGTTCGAAGGAGGTGTACATCATATCTCCAAAATCTAAAATATTTGCCATTTTCTTATTCCTTTTTTATATTAATAAATATCAGTTTATTTTCTTTCCAATATTATGCGTTAAAACTTGCTCCAGTTGGTAAGATGTTGAAATCAATTACTATGAATTCAGCTGTCTTAGCCGGTTGTAAGAAAATTTGTCCTGCTAATATGTTTCTATCAATTACATCAGGTGTGTTATTAGTTTCATCCATAACAACTCTGAATGCGTATAAACCTTGTCTTTGTTGGATACCCTCTAAGTAAGGATTCACAGTGTTGATAAATCTTCCTCTAGTCGAATCAGTATTTTGTTCAAACACTAAGAAACGAGAAGTAGATGCTATAAACTTCTTAACAGTGATAAGTAATCTTCTTACGTTGATTCTATCTAATGCTGAAGCCTTATCTTGCAATGTCTTCTGTCCAAATGCTACAATACCTTGTCCAGGGAATACAGCTATTGGGTTTACTTTGTTTTCATATAGAGTATCTCTCTCAGCATGCGTTAATCTATTCAACACACTAACTGCTCCTACGATACCACCTCTATTCAAACCAGCAGGTGCGAACCATTCAGCCGCCAATCTATCGTTACTAGCAAATACTGCCGGTAATAATACTGATGGAGGTACGGTTGTTAATTTATTTGTGTTTGTATCAACAGTCTTAACCCAAGGATAGTAAGTTGCTACATAGTTTGAATCTACTGCATTTGCTTGCTCCGTTGCTTCAGTAATAGTATCATCATAATCGTTGAAATCAGCGATATAGAAACAGTCTGCTCTTTCTTCAACCATATCAATTACTTTTGTAGTAATAGATGGGTGTAAACCTCTAACAATACCAGGAGTTACTACCATATTGATATCATACTCATCAGGATTAGATACAGCGTTAATTGCTTTTGTATATGCTACTGAACCATTTGCTGTTGATGTAGAACAATTAAATCCTTGCGTATTTGCTGGTCCCCATACACCAAGATCACCAGCTTTAGCTATCTTTACAGTTGGGTTCATACCATCATATCCACCTTGGAATGCTAATACAAATTGTCTCTTAACCATATCAGTTGATGCTGAACCAGTCATTACATATGATAATTGTGAATCAAATGCGAAATCAACGTTTGCTCCAACTTCTGCATTTATAGGAAGTGGTTTCAAATATTGTTTGTTATCCATTGCCACACCTTCAGTTTCAAAATCAAATCCACTAAAATATATTGGAGATGATGATGTGTTACCAGTTGATTTTGTTTGATAAACAACTGCTGGTACTGTTAGTGCTTGTGCATTATTTGTTGTTTCGATTGGATTTGTGTAAGCTCCATGTCCAAATGGTGCTGCTGATACAGGGAATGTTCCAGCTTCTCTAACTTCCACTCTTACATATTTTGATTGATTTGAGTAATCACCATTTTCAGTAATTTTACCATTACTATCAATAGTCATATATCTATCACCAATTCTTCTAGCTATGTAGTTAGGAGATGCAGGGTCTAAGTTTACATTATTATATGTTTCAATTACACTCTTTCTCTTATCAGTATCGGAATATCCTCTTACAGTTACAGTGAAAGTTGAGTAATCAGTTCCACCATCTTCACCAGCTGCTTTAACGTTAGAAATACCAACTTTAAATTTAGTATTGTAGTTAGAACCATGACCCATTGTAGCAAAACGGAAAAGTTCATACCTTACATCACTTACTATTTGAGATTTAACCCAAGGAGTAAATGCTTCAGAATATGCAGGTGTTGTTTCATCTCCAGTATATTCTTGATTTGGTAATTCTGCTATTGTAATTACAATATTATTTCCACCAGAACCGGTAAATGAACTTGCTACATTTTCAAAGTATGTATAAGTGTATGCTTTTTTAGCTCCAAATGGAGATTCGCCAAACACATCTGATAAATCGTTAGTAGCAGTTGGTAGTATTGATGCTGATGTAAATACGCCAGATGCTGATAAATGGAATGAACCATCTAATGCATCATTACTTACTACACTAGCTCCTTCAAAACCATAGTTTTGAAATCCAGTTTCAGTATAGTATAG